AAAAGAAATTAGGTTTTATAGGTAAACTTAAGTATGTTTTATTTGGCAATAGACCTAAAAAGTGATTATATTAATTTAAAACGTAGTTCTCATGGATAAGAATTTTAAAATCCTAGAAAAGTTACACCTACTTCTAGCTAAAGAACTGACAGATAAAATCACAAGTGGCGAAGCAAAGGCTGGTGATCTAAACGTAGCTAGACAGTTTCTAAAAGATAATGGTGTTGAGTGCTTACCTGTAGAGAAAAACCCTATGCAAGAACTAATGGAGAACTTACCAGACCTAGATGCTGTACCTGTAGCTGATTTATAATTGCAACCTTTACCTAAAAAACTACAAGACTTTAGATATTTCTTAATTGTTACTTGGAGACATCTAAACCTACCAGATCCTACACCTGTTCAGTTAGATATAGCTGAGTATCTACAATATGGTGCTAGACGTAAAATCATTCAAGGGTTTCGTGGTGTAGGTAAAAGTTGGATCACATCTACCTATGTAGTGTGGAGACTGCGTATGAACCCACAACTAAAGTTCCTTGTAGTATCTGCCAGTAAAGACAGGGCTGATAACTTTACGACCTTTACTATGCGTCTTATCAATGAGATGCCAATACTTTCTGGATTGATTCCTAGTGACGACCAGAGAAATAGTAAAGTAAGTTTTGATGTAAGACCAGCACAAGCTGACCATGCCCCTTCTTGCTCTTCTAGAGGGGTCTTAGGGCAGATGTCAGGAGCTAGGGCAGACGAAGTAATTGCTGATGACGTAGAAGTTCCTAATAATTCTTTTACTCAACCTATGAGAGACAAACTATCCGAAGCTGTAAAAGAATTTGAAGCGATACTAAAACCTAATGGTCGAATTACTTTCTTAGGTACTCCACAGGTAGAAAACTCTGTGTACCTAACACTAGAAGAAAGAGGATATGAAACAAGAATCTGGACTGCTCGCTACCCAGAACTAAAAAACAACTACGGAGATAGACTTGCCCCTAAAATTCTCAAGGAATTAACAGAAGGTCTAGTCCAACCAAAAGACCCTGTAGACCCTATTAGATTCTCTGCACAGGATCTTATGGAAAGAGAAGCTTCCTATGGTCGTAGTGGCTTTAACCTGCAATTCCAGCTAGATACAACCCTATCTGACCAAGATCGTTACCCATTAAAGATTAATGACCTTGTGATAATGCCAATAAACAAAGAATTTGCTCCAGAAAAAGTTATTTGGTCTAACTCTCCCGAATATGTAATCACAGATCTTCAATGTGTAGGCTTCAATGGCGACAGGTTCTACCGACCTGCTCAACAATTCGGAGACTTCATAGAATATACAGGCTCAGTTATGTTCGTTGACCCCTCAGGAAAGGGAAAAGACCAGACCGCTATAAGCTGCGTTAAGATGCTTAATGGTAATTTATACGTCACAGAGTGTTTAGGACTTTCTGGGGGCTATTCTGATGCTGTTCTGGAGAAGATTAGTAAGATTGCTAGAGATAATCAAATCAATACTATCCTCGTAGAACAAAACTTCGGTGGTGGTATGTTCGCTGAACTTCTAAAACCTTTCCTAATGCGATTCCACCCCTGCCAATTAGAAGACGTTAGGAACAATAAGACTAAAGAACTGCGAATAATAGATACCCTAGAACCTGTAATGAACTCTCATAGACTAATAATCGACCAAAAGGTAATAGAAAAAGACTTCCGTTCTAACTCTCAAGAAACACCAGAGCGTAGATTAAAGCTACAACTCATCTACCAGCTATCCCGAATATCAAGACATAAAGGTTCCCTTGTACATGATGACCTCGTTGACTCCCTAGCAGGTGCAGTTGCCTACTGGACTGATTACATGGCCCAAAATGAAGACCTAAACATATCTAAAAGAAAAGATGAACTTCTATCCATTCACACAGATAACTGGAACTCCCTCCTAAACAACACAATATCCCAATCCGCTATGGGTATGTCCCTTACTCAGATAAGAAATTCTAATGTATCTACCGATGGATTCATAAGTGACGCTTATTAGGTTGCACTATAGGAGAGGGGAGCTAAAAAGAACACACTAAGATAACACTAAGACCAAGTAGGACCAAGTAAGATCAAAAGAAGACTGCTGCCTTCCTGAAAAAAATTTAGTTCCAAAAATTTCAAGGGGTTTACGTATATACAAAAAGACCATTTTCCCCATCAATAAAATAAAAAAAATCAAGAAAAATCAAGACTATTTCATTAAATTCTTTGATATAACTAAGATCTCATAATATATATAATATTATTTGATAGTATTCTCTTATTATTGATTCTTTTTGATTGGCTTATATGTCTTTATGTAATCGATACAGGGGTCTATTGTTACATTATGTAAACATTAATATACATAGTGATAGTAAGGGATCATAAAGAAGTTTCTATTGAAGCCTTGTAATAGGCAACACCATATGCAATGATACCAATATCAGATCAAACCGATTTGATTCAAACCAAACTAAGAACCATGAACACATTAATTAAAGTCAAAACAAGAGAAGCTTATGGCAACACTTTTATTGATATCATTGATCCAATACAAAGAGATGCTTTGCAAAGCTTGACAGGTAACAAAACTCTTACTAAATGGAATGTACAAGACTTAAAAACATTAGGCTTTACATTTGAGTTAGTACAAAAAGATTATGAATTTATTGAAAGTGCAGTCTTTCCAAATGCTTCAGATCTTGCCTAAAGATTCCTTAAAGCTTACTTAGTAGGCTTTAAAGAGTCCTTAAGACTCTACAAACCAAAACCAAACTAAGAACCATGACTTCAGCAATCAGACTAGAAAAAGGCTACTATGAAATCCCTTGTGAAAATCGAGGAATGATTATTAAAACTAAGTATCTAGGACCGACTAATTACAGAGGAACAAGAATTAAAGCTATCCACAAAAGAGATAGTGAAAGAACATTCTCTAAAACTATTGACTGGGATTATGCTCTTGAGTCTCCTGATAATCATTTAGAAGCTGCAAAGGCTTTAATGGAAAATTGGGAGATGAAAGAATACAATCCAAACATGAAAATAGTTTCTATGGGTTGGGACCATGACCACTATTATTTCGTAGTTGTTTAACTGATTCTCTCTTATAGGCTCTTAGGAGCCTGTAAAAGGGATTCAAAAAAGAATCTCTTGTAAACCCTAACTTAGAACCACATTATGCTTACTAAACTTGAAAAAAAAGAGTACAGAAAATTAGGAAAATTAATTCTTAACTTGCCTACTGACTCAAAACAATTTCATGAGATCACACCTAGATTTCTAGAGTTGAATCAAAAAAGATACAATCCTTTTTACAATCGAGGTGCTAAGTAATGTTAAACACCACAATGTATAACTTCTTAGATGCTCGTTACCAAGTCCACAAAGTCTTTTGTGGATATGAACAAGCCAAGTATCAAAGTCTATTTTGTGATGAGCTACTAGGCTTTTCTGATACACAAGCTGAAGCCGAATGTAATTGTTATCAACATAGGCTTAACTTCTATAAAGAATTAGAAGAAGGCTTTAATTAGAATCTTTCTCAGTAGCTCTTCGGGGCTACTCTGAAAGGCTCATAAACCTTTCACTTGTAAACCCTAACTTAGAACCACAATGGAATCTAAAAAACAAAAGTACATTAAATTCTTAAATGAACATAATGGCTTTCAAGAATGGATTAGAAATAGTCCTATGCAAATTGTAGGATTTTCTGTAGTAGAAGATTCTAAAGATGAAGCTTTGAAAGTTCAATTATTATTTAGAAATTCTTTGTATTTATTTGAAGAGGAAACCAAAGTTGAAACACAGGAAGGCAAGTTCTTACCTAACTTTCACGACTAGATTTCCGTAGCCCAAAGTTAGTCAGCTTATTTTATAAAACAATTAGATTGACTTTCTTTATATCTTTTGGCATACTTATATATAGGTATGCCAATACCATTAACCAAAACACAGGAGCCACAAGCCTTGAACACACAAAAAGAATACGATTCTAAAAATCGTTTAACAACAATCATAGTACGTCTTGATGACGCTACTGATTTACGTTGCACCTTTCATTACGATAACAATGTCTGTCATACCAGAGTGTTTGACGATTGGAAGAGAGGAAGTGGAGGGATTGCAACTCTAATCTGTCAACCAAATCCACAAAAAGGTTTAGTTGATGCAATGAATCACATCAAATCTTTTGAGAAAAGAAACATTCTTAGAAAGATTATTTGTGACTTAGCTTAAATGATTAAACGCAAAACATCTCAAACGTATTGGGAACTAGAGTCTATCTACTATAGAGCCTGTAGAATTACAGGCTCACTACCTGATACGGAAGCCTATAAAGATCTTGATTACAAGCAAGCAATCATCATTCTTAAAAGGCTAACTGTAAAAACTATTTCATCTATTTAAAAAAGGAGAACCACAATGAACAGTCTTATAGACTTTGCACAAGAACATTGTACTAATGAAATACTTGAAGAACTTAAACCAGTTTTAAGTATGTACGAAAAGTATGAAAGCTTAATGAATACTACAAGTATTCAACCACAAAAAGCTACTAAAAAAGATTACGAAGAACCACACTTATTATTTTGTGTTGATGACCCAACTGATCGTGAAGATCACGAAGTTATTTTTACAGCTACAAAACGTGGGGTTGATATTAAATTTATTTTTCCTATAGATGGAGAACATTTTGGAGAAGATTATTTTATGACTCACGAAAAATGTTTTGAATATCTTGAACAACTGCCAAAAAATTGGCATCACTTTACAAAGGACTTATGAATTTTATGGAAGAGATCAACAAAGAAACTCAAGCCATGTTGAAACAAATCAGCATACGAAAGCTAGAGAAAAAAGCTAATGCTGAAAAGCGGATAGCTGAATTGAAAACCCTTATTAAATTTTGGGAAAAAGATTTATGAAGTGTACTAAATGCGAAAGCCTAGACATAAAGGTAAGGGAAACTAAGCATAGAAAAGCTGAACAGACAAAAGGCTTTAGAAATAAAAGCGACACACCTTATGTCTATAGACGTAGGGTTTGCCTTTCTTGTGGACATAAGTTTTCTACAAGAGAATATACTATCCCAGATCTTATTGCCTTTGGCAAGAAAGGTTATCTTGAAATGATAGATGACCTGACACCTAACTAACCTAACGGAGAACCACTATGAAAACTAAAGTACCGACCTTATCGGAAGCTGCAAGGCTTGTGTATAAGAGAACCTACAACGGAACAGACTCAGCACAGAATTTTTTGATAGCTATGAAACATAACATCAAAGCTATAGGAGACTTGCCTGTAAATAAAATAACTACACCTGTAGTAAATAAGATGATGGATTATTTAAGGGATGAACTGAAGAATAGTAAAGCGGTCATCAATACTAAACGAGGGTATCTTAAAGTGGTACTTGATAGCATGATTGATGATGGACATATCAAAGAGATACGACTACCTAAAAGACATAGGGTAAAGAAACAGAAGGTAGAATATTTAACTAAGAATATGGAGAGGGAACTTATTAGCTGGCTTAATTGTATGCAAAGAAATAAAGAAGCTAAAGATATTATTGAGTGCCTAATAGACTTAGGGTGTAGGGTCAATGAGTTACTTGGATTAGAAAAAAGATTTATTGATTGGGATAACAACCAAATAAATTTTAATGAAAGAAAGAATGATAAAGCTGTAGCTGTACCTATGACTAATAGAGTGCAATCAATACTCAGGAGTTACTACAGGGAAAGCAAAGACTGTGATACTTTATTTAGCTTGGACTATACAGAACTAAATACTATATGGCAAAGAGCTAGGAAGGACTTAGGCTATGCCGATAAGAAGTTTTATACCTTGCACCTATGCCGACATACTTGTGCTTCAAGATTAGTACAACGTGGTGTTCCCTTACTACTGGTAAAGGATTGGCTAGGGCATGAGGACATACAAACAACCATGATCTATGCACACCTAGCACCAAAAGCTTTGCACTCTGTAGTGGAGGTATTGAACTGATGCTACCAATACATAGTGATTCTTTAAAAAAATTAAGAAACTTTAATTATTTATCTTTACAGCCTAAAATTTTTAAAACAAATAAAGGAGATATAGCAGTTTACAGATTCTTTGATGGTGGAATATTACAAGTACGCATAGTTAAACAATATCCAAATCCTACAACGTGACAGAACCAAGTAAGAAACAACTAGAGCTAGAGCAAAGTATCTGTAGCATCTCAGCTTATAACAAGATCAGTAAACAAAACAGAAACATTGAGAAGGGCAGGGAGTCAGAGAACTACTATGCTCGCAACATGATTGAAGCTGGTCTTGAACAACTAACTAAGGAACTAGAGAAACATATCTTTGAATCTTTATCTGGCAAGGTAGGAGTCAAGGCTATATCTGCCTTGTTCCTATCTCAGTTCCCCGACTTAGACGTAGTATCTTTTATTGCTTTTAAAGTAATAATAGATAGCACTTCACAATCTAAAACAACAACATCAACTGCATTAAAGATAGGGCAAATGCTAGAGGATGAACTTAGGTTTACTAAGTTCGAGGAGGTAGATCCGAAACACTTTAAAAATATTATTAAACATACAAGTGATACAAGGCACGAAAGATATAAGAGAAATCTTATGGTCTATCACATGAACCAGAAGGGGCATGAGTTTGAGACTTGGACTAGAGCTAATAAACTTAGGGTTGGGCTAAAACTTATTGAGTTAACCATGACAAAAATAGGCATGGTCAAGATAATAAATAAAAGGATTAAGAATACTACAGTCTCACATATTATTTTTACTGAAGTCTTTATGGAGTACATAAGGAAAGGAAGATCTAATCGTATTGCTGCTTACCCACTACTACAACCATGCTTCGATATGCCTAGACCTTGGACTTCTATTAATGATGGTGGTTATTACACCAAGAGACTACAGACTAGAGCAATCAAGACGACTGATCGAGATTCGATAAAGAGATTACAAGAAGAAAACTTATCAACAAGTCTGAAAGCGTTAACTCTGGCGAGTCAAACTGCTTGGACTGTAAACAAATTTGTGCTTGAAATTCTTGTGTATTGTTGGGAAGAAAGAATAGAAGTAGGTTCATTGATTGATAGAGAACTAGCTGAACTGCCTACGAAACCACTTGATATAGATACCAATAAGGAAGCTCGAAAGGAGTGGAGATACTTAGCTTCTCTTATACATGATATGAACGCACACAATAAAAGCAAACGCTATCAAATACTTTCAATGATAGATACCGCACAAAAATATTCTGATGAAAAGTTCTTTCATGTATATCAATTTGATTGGACAGGTAGGATGTACCCTGTTACTGCACACTTTCATCCACAAGGTAATGACGTAGCTAGAGGACTACATATATTTCATAAGGGTGCTGCTATCAATAACAAAAAACAACTGAACTGGTTAGCCATAGCTGGTGCTAATCATTGGGGCCTTAACAAAGAATCCTATGAAGATAGATTGGAGTGGGCTTACATTGCTGGTACTGATTTAGCTCTACAAATATATGATGATCCTATTGCTCATGTAGCTTTATGGGGTAAAGCAAAAGAACCTTGGCAGTTTCTTGGGTGGTGTAGAGAGTGGGCAGAGTTTCAAAGAGATGGGTGGGGTTATGTATCTCATCATTGCTGCTGCCTTGATGGTACTAACAATGGCTATCAACATATAGCAGGTCTTACAGGCAACCAACATCTAGCTAATAAAGTTAACTTGCAGAATGTAAATCAACCGCAAGATTTATATAAACAAATCCTTGATGTATTACTAGAAGAATTAGAGAAGGATGATAAACCAGAAGCTAAAGAGTGGCTTGCAATTAAAGATAAGTTAACTAGAAAATTTATAAAGAAACCTGTACTTATGATTCCTTATAACTCAACAACATTTGGCATAGCTAATTACATAGAAAGATATTTTGTAAACGAAAACATTTCAATGGCAAAAAATTTTCGTAATAACTTTTACTTGGCACATTTGATTGAACATTCTGTAAAGTCTGTAACCCCTGAGAGTCCCTTGCTTTTGAAACACCTAGCTACTATTGCTCGTTGCTTTAATAAAGAGAACAAACCTATACGTTGGCATAGCCCATCAGGTTTTCTTATCGAACAAAACTATTATGTGAATCAAAGTAAAAGAGTTAAGAGTAAGATAAGTAACTCAACTATATATTTAAACCTAGCTGAAACAGATAAGACTAAGGTAGATAAAAGAAAACAACACCAAGGTTTTCCTAGTAATTATATCCATAGTCTTGATGCTGCTCATTGCCATTTAAGTTTGGTTGCTGCCAGTAAGAAAGGACTAAATCAATTCTGTATTATCCACGATTGCTATGGGAGTCCAGCTAGTGAATTAGAATCTTTAATCCAATGTGTTAAGCAAAGTTTCTATGATATTTATAGTGATAATAATTTAGATAATCTATACCATCAGGCAGTTCAACAACTGAGTGAGACAAAGGATTTACCCAAGGCACTACGCATGGGGGATTTTAATATTACTGATGTGTTAAATGCACCATATATATTTACTTAATAAAGAACTAAGGTACAATAAACGAACGTCTAATTTAGACGAACTAACCAGTTAATTACCAAGGTAAAAAATGGACAACATTAAATCGGAGAGTATTAAGTTAGTCACTCCAGTAGGAACTCGCTTTCGTTACTCTTATCTAGTAACACCTGATGAGTACATGGGTGAACAGAAGTGGAAGACTGAAGCATTGATACCAGTAGGTTCAATGATGAAGAACAAAGAAGGCAAGATGGTAGAAGCTACTGCTTATATCATTGGAGAACTAGAAGGATTACTAGAGATATGGAAGGGTCAACTGAAAGCTGCTTTTCCTGATAGATCTTTTAGTTTAACTA